AGGCTTCTCGATCAGCCTCATCCCTAATCAATCCGTCTGGAACCCCAAACTTCTTAGCAAGGTAAACCGCGGTTTCTTCTGAGTCAATCAACATATTAACCATATCAGGGCCAAAGTTTGTGCCAACCACTTCAAGGAAACGAGCCACAGTTGTGATGTCTTGGTTAGACTGAGCCTGTGCCAAAGGTGATACACTGCGGACTTTTACCTCGCGGCCGTTGACTGTGGGCAGTTCAATACGTCCCTGCTTTTTGAGAATGTAAACCACACGCTGGAGAATAGGTTGAACCATCTCTGCTTGCAGTCGGCCAAACGCAGAGCCAATACGACGAGACAAGTCTGCCATACGCTCCGCAATCTCCGTGGCTGTAGCTGGTGTTCGGTTTGGATCACCAAGCATGTCGTTATACAATGCACGTTTAATATTCATACGCATGTCATTCAGAACGAGGCTTGCCACATCAAAGCTACCTGCGGCGGCTACTGGTTGTAGTCCGCCAGAGCCAGGGGCTTTAGGGATAACTGTGCCAGGCACAAGGTTGATTGTATCAACATTGATAATGCCATCGTCATCCATCTGGTAAATACCAGAGATAGCCATCTGAGCGTTTTCAAGGATAAGCTGGATGGTAAGGTTTGTCGTCTTGATAGAAGACAGGGCGTTGACCAAGGGCCCACGACCATACACTTCGCCAGCCGCCTTAGACCAACGGAAACATACAAACGGATTGCTACCCACGCCCTCAAATACTTCTTCAACTATGCACTCTCTGTTTGTCTTGTCGATTACATAGTATGCGTGACGCTCTTGGTTAGGTTTGTCATACAAGCGGCAGACCACCTCAAGCAACTTAACCTTCTGGTCGGGCTTCTTGTTGATGCTGTCTTGCATTTTTGGTGAAATTTTTGGCTTCTTAAACGCAGTTGTAATATCACGGTAGCGAACCTCACGCTCACGATAAACGTGGTCGATCCTATCGTCTGGGCCGTTCTCAAGAACTACTTTGGGAAGTGGAACTGCATTAAAGCGAATAGGGTTTACAGCGTCACCCTCTTCGACCAGAAGGCAACCAGTGCCTACAGCCAAGTCCATAAAGGACTCATGCACTTCTTGTGCAAAGTTGCTGTTAGCCAAGATCTCAAAGATATACTCGGTCACTTCATCTAAACTATTGTTTACTTCATCAGCCTCATCGGCTGGAACTTCACTGCCAGCAAGCAGGTCAGCCCATCGAGCAAAGTTGGGAACAAGACCAGACTGTAAACGAGATGCAAATTCTTGCACACCAACTACAGCAGTCTCGTCAAAAATGCGATCGTCGCGGCGTTGTCCTGGTGCATTGTAGTAAAAGCCCTCGCGCTGTGGCAGGGCATAGTCATAACACTCTTGGAACAAGTCCTCGAAAGGGGTTCGCAGAGACTTTGCCGACTCATACTTCTTTAAGTAATTCTTGGCTATTTCATCCATTATCGAAAGTATCCTTGTAAAAATCCTGAACCGCCCGTAGTGCTAGATAATAGACTTACATTACCACGTTTGCGAGATATGTTTGCGGCACTTTGCTCAGCAAGCTCTTCTCGTGCTTGGCGAATTACTTCAAGTGCTGGCTGTTTTTCAATATCCGACTCTATTCTTTTTCTTAAAGTTGGCAACTTTTCCATTCTCGCAAATGCTCTTGCCGCCATTCCGCGTATGCCTTTTTGTTTTGTTGACCTTGCAATTTTTGCGGCTCTTTTTGCATACGCACTAACGGTTCGCGGATCTGAACCCTGCTGTAACGCACCTTCGAGAAGGCTTGTTGGCAATCTATATTGGCTTCTAATTGTTGTGTCTGTGAGAGCCGAAGGCATATCTACTGCCATAATTACATCCTATTCCAGAAAGACTTCTTGGGTTGCTTAGATTTCCTAGTAAATATATCAAATTCTCGCTTCATAGTAAATGGCTTCGCAGTTTTGTGGTGTCCGAGCACTTCCCTGCCCTCACCACCGCCGAGCATCAAATACTGCAAAGCATCGTGAATGTGAGAAAACCTGTTCTTGTCAGGCTTATCGTCGAAACGCTCACCACTAACTTGCATACGCCTATAACCATAACCTCCATCAAAGCCCTTTATAAGTTCTTTGCATCTGGGATCAATGAGTATACCAGACTTTCCATCAACAAGCCTGTTCAAAGTTGCGGCTACAGCCTCGATACGAAGCGATACGTCATTGCTCTGCGCTGGCCTTGCAACCAAGCCAGCCCCTCGCAATACCTGAAAGGGGGTGCTTTCATCAGTCTGTGCGCGGAAGTCACCCGCAGGGTCGCCAATAATAGATACCTCGCAGTCAGAGTAACGTGTAGCTATCTCTGCCCGAAGCAACTCTGAGAACCGCACGATCCCCATGTCAAAAGCCACAATCTCTTGCAAGATAAGCCATCGGCCACGAACCTTTTGACCAAAGACAGCCGCAGGAGTTAAGCCAAAGTCGAGGCCAACAAAGACAGGGACACCAGAAGCAACTGGTATTTCTTCTTTGGCAATGTGTAAGTCGGGTGCAAACATTTGGTATACAGGCTTTCCTTCGTTGATAGCCCCCAGTTTATTCATAACATAGACATCAATCCAGCTTTTTGTCTTACCTTGAATAAGATTGGGGTAATAAGACTTCATCATGTTCTGTCTGTTTTCAGCCTTATCGTTTGGCACATATTCTTTTACAGAGCCAGACTCATCCTTTTCCTCAGTCATGCCAGGGGGCTGGGTGTAGAATACCCAGTTGTCTGGGGCCACCAGCATCTTGGCTTCTTCTGCCGAGATATGGTCTGGCACTGGCACTTCGCCAGACATGATCGGCCACCAGTGATCTTCCTCTGGGGCGTTAGTGTCAGCGATAACCCCAGTCCAGCTAGGGCCGCCATCCCGCATAGAAGGGAAACGACCAACACGCATGGTGCAAGCATCAATGATTGACTTAGGTAATTCCCTCGCCTCGTTAATCCAAATACCCGTAAGCTCCAAAGAAAGCAGTTTCTTCACGTCTTCTGGGCGATCAAGCGCAAGAAAGATAACCTCTAGGTCAAGATCACCTTGCTTAATATGGTGGGTGTATGGAACTTCCCAGCGAAACTTTCCCCACTGATCTTCGGGAAACCAGTCAAGCCAGGTCTTGATTGTAGTTGTTTTAAGCTGTGGGTTTGTATTACGAATAATAGCCCAGCGAGAACGACGAATACCCTCGCTGTTTTTTTCCTGTTGTAGCGCACGTCTAAATACCTCAACGCAACACCCCACCGATTTGCCAGAACCTACAGGCCCACGAATACCTCGGAAGAATGTATCATCCTTCATAAATTGTTTTAATACTTCACCATCTGGTTTATACTTAAAGGCTGTCAATTTTCATATCCTTACCTACTTTCATCAGACGATCTACAACATCTGGTGCAATAGCGGATATAATTTTATCAGCCTCGTAATCATTTACAAAGTCTTTTGGGTGATGCTTCATGTGAACGCGCTTTACAATAGTGCGTAGAATACGGCGCTCTTCTTCGTTGATCGTGTGAAGGAAACTCATGCTCTATACTTTCGCGTCTTCTTTGCAATGCTCTTGGGCTGTTTAGATACCTGCTTGCCAGCAGAGGTTGCCTTACGTTTAGCGGCAGTGGTGCGAGCATACTCATCAGATGTCAAAGACTTGATTGCTTTTTCTGGTAGGTAGCGTTCACCCGTGGCCTTCGGCCCCTGGGTGCTCGGCTTGCCAGACTTGGTGCGCCACTTCTGCTTACCCCATTTTACAAGAGACTTTTGTGATTTAGCTAACGCCATTACCGATAGCCTCCGCCCTTTGCCTTGTATTGCTTGGCAAGCATCTGGGCTTTGCGGGCAGACCACTGACCAGGGCGACCGCCTTTGCCACCAGCCTTAATGCGGTTAAACAAACTCTTACGCATTGTAGGCTTAGTATAGTTTCCTGCTTCATTTACCGCCATTGTAGAACGCCTTAAATTCTGGTGTTTTGTATGATCTGCTAAACTGATCCGCAGACTTAATATCCTTGAAAGCAACATACTCACCAGTTTTTCTGGCGTAATCTGCCGCTTCTGGCTTGCTAAGTTTAACTAGCTTTCCATCGCGCTCAATAACCAAGGGAAAGGCGGCTGGAATTGTGCCCTTTTCACCAAGGTATTCAGCAGACATTCGATGCGTTTGCTTGCGCCCCGACTCATCTGGCAAGGGGGCAGGGGCAGACTTAAAGTCCAAAATGCGTTTAATAAAGTTCTTATTCTTATTGGCCTGAAGCACGTCAGAATAAGGATAGGAACCTTGCATTAAGGACTTCTTTTCCATTAGTCTGTGGCCTCTTGACCCAGTTTGCGGAGGGAAGTAGGAGTGTTTTTAGTTTTAACCTTCTTTACCTTCTTCTCTACAACGTGAGCAACAGCTTCGATCCCACGATCCTTTAGCTCTTCAGCAGTAAACAAACGCTCGCTGTCAGCAGTAAAGGTCTTGCCCGAATGGGGCCGACCATCTGCTGTCATTACAATGTCCTTACTGATGTATTCAGCACCAGTTACTTTATATAGCTTGCTCATTTACCATATCCTTTCAACATTGATTTTTTCCCCTTTTTCTTGGCGGCGGCTTTCTTAGCCGCCTTGATGCCAGCAGGGGTGTATGGGTATTTCTTTCCAGCTACTTTGGGCATTACTAGTCCTTCATCAAAATATCAAGAAGAGTTTGTTTCCCGTATTTTTTAGTCGGGTTATCTGCAATTTGCTTATGAACCTTGCGAAACTCATTCATGGTAACGGCGGCTCCTAAAAGCCCCGCTCCTTTTGCAACAACAGATAACATACTCTTTGTTACTGGTGTATTTTTAACAATCTCTTTTGAGATTTGTTTTGCCTCTTTAGACCCTGCATTTTTAGCAGAAGCTTTTGCAAAAGAAGAAACTTTTCTAATATCCTTTACTTTAAGTTTTCCTACTTCTTCTTGTTCTGCGGCAAAATCTTTTGCAAGCATCTTTTGATACTCGTCATAATCGTGCATACGGGCTTTGCGCATATCCTTT